GGAGGCTGATCATGGGCGCCCTCACAGCGGCGGCGCGCCGGCGGCTGCGCAGCAGTCAATTCGCGCTGCCGGGATCGCGCCGGTTCCCCGTGCACACCCGCCGCCACGCCGCCAACGCCAAGGCGCGGGCGTCGATGATGTACAACAAGGGCAAAATCGGACGCTCGACCCGCGACAAAATCTTCGCCCGGGCGAACCGGGTCCTGCGGCGCAAACGCAAATGAGGATCGTGCCGCGGGATCGCTTCGGGGCGGAAATCCGCCGCGCCCACGCGGTGCGGGAGGGCATGGCCGGCCTGTCGCCGCGCAAGCGGGCGCGGCTCGCCGCCGAGCTAGGCGACGATCTGGCCGACGAATGGATCATGCTCGCGCGCGGCGCGCAGCTGCCGCCGGTCGATCTTGGCTGGTGCTGGCTGTTCCTCGGCGGCCGCGGGACCGGCAAGACCCGCGCCATGTCCGGCGCCGTGCACATGGCGGTGCGCGCGGGCCTAGGCCGCGTCCATGTGATCGGCCCGACGACGTCCGACCTGCACGACGTCAACCTGGAGGGACCGGCCGGGCTCCTGGCGACGGCGGCGCGCGACGCGCGCCCGCGCTGGGTCCCGTCGAAGCGCCGGCTCGAATGGCCGAGCGGCGCCGTCGCCGTGTTCTTTTCCGGCGAGGAGCCCGACTCGCTGCGCGGCCCGCAATGCGAACTAGCGGTAGTCGACGAAATCGGCCGCATGCGCTACCAGCAGGCGGTGTGGGATATGGCGATGCTCGGGCTTCGGCTCGGCGATCTGCCCCGCGTTCTGGTGGCGACGACGCCGCGGCCGACGCCCTTCATGAAGAAGCTGGTGGCAATGTCGGACCTGCGGATCACCACCGGGTCGACCTACGACAACGCGGCCAACCTGTCGCCGGCATTCATCCAGCGCATCCGCGAGCTTTACGAGGGGACGCGGCTCGGGCGCCAGGAATTGCACGGGGCCATGATCCTCGACCCGCCGAATGCGCTGTTCAAGGACGAATGGCTCCAGCATGGCGACATCGCCGAGGAGGAGATCGAGCAGACGACCGTCGGCGTTGACCCGTCCGGCGGGTCGGACGAAATCGGGATCGTGGTGTCGGCGCTGCTGCGCGACGGGGGCTTCGCCGTGCTCGCCGACCGCACTATTACCGGCTCGCCGGCCAAGTGGGGCGACGCGGTCGTCCGCGCGCACGACGATTTCGACGCCGACGACGTTGTGGTTGAGAAGAACTTCGGCGGCGACATGGCGACCGACGTCGTCAGCCAGGCGGCGGAGCGCGCGGCGCAGGCCGGGCGCCGTCCCGACAATCTGATCCGCATCAAGCCGGTGGTGGCGTCGCGCGGCAAAGCGATGCGCGCCGAGCCCGTCTCGCTGCTCTACGAGAAGGGCCGCGTCAAGCACCGCCGCGGCCTCGACCAGCTGGAGGCGGAAATGCTGGCGTTCTCGCGCGAATGGGATCGCGCCGTCGACGGCTCGCCCAACCGGCTCGACGCCATGGTGTGGGGCGTGACCCGGCTGTCGCGCGTCGTCATGGAAATTCCGATGGCATAGGGGGCGGACATGCCACGCGGCGGCAAATTTGGCGGACGGCACGGCCCGTCGATCAAGAACCCGGCGACCTACGAGGCGCTGCGGCGGACGATGTCGAAGGCCCGCGCGGCGGCGATCTCGAATGCGGCGCTCAACAAGGGCTATCGGCGCGGCGTCCACGGACGCAGTCGGCGCCGGCGATAGGAGGGAACCGATGCTGCACGCAACCTGCACCTACACCTGCCCGCCGGACGTGCCGTGCCAATTGCCGACGCCATGGCCGCCGGCGCCGGTGCCGACCGCCCCGGAGCCGCTTTCGCCGCGCGCGGCGACGACAAGGGGGAGATAGATGGCCTGCTACCCATGCCAGCAGCAGCGGCAGGCGTTCGTCCGCGCCGCGCGCACGTTCGATCTGCGCGGCGCCGCGCGCGCCGTCGGGACCGCGGCCGCCATCAACTACGACAAGGTCCGCGGTCTGTCGCAGGCGGAGGTTGACGCCAAGTATGGCGGGCGCCCGGTCGTCCGGGCGACGCCGTATCGCCGCCCGCCCGACCGCACGGTTTAGCCCATGCGCTGGTTCCCCGCCGCCGTCTTTCGCAAGCAGACGCCGACGTCGCCAATAACGTCGCCGTCCCCGCCGCCGTCCGGGCCGCCCGTCGAGTCGGCCGGGGGGCCATTGATCGGCTTCAACCGCACCAACGAGGTGATGCTGCGCGAATACACCCGCAGCATCTACCTCTGGCGCTGCGTCGACATGATCGCGCAGATGTCGTCGTCCATCGTCCTCGACGTCATGGCGAAGGAAAACCGCCCGCTCACCGACGACGAGCGCCAGATCGACGATCTGGTGAAGCACCCGAACCCGCAATGGACGGCGGCGCAATTGCAATACTTCATCGCCGCGTCGCTCGGCGTTGCCAATCGGGCGTTTTTGAAGCGCGTCCGGTCGGCGGTCGACGGCGCCACGCTGGAGCTCTGGCCGATCCCGGCAAACGAGGTTCAACCCCGCTTCTACCCGAACTCGCAGGTGATCGAGGCCTGGGAGCGCGTGACCGCGTCCGGCAAGGAGGAATATCCGATTGACGAGACCGGCGACAGCGATCTGATCTGCGTCCGCCGGCCGGCGCTCAACGAGGCAACCGACAGATCGCCGGCGGTCGTCGCGCTGGCGCCGGCGGAGGTGTTCACCCGCATCCTCCAGCGCTGCTACGACATCGTCAGCAACGCGTCGAACATCACCGGCATGCTGTCGACCGAGACCGAGATCGGCAAGACCGCGGTCCGGGAAATCAAGGACACGCTGCTGAAATATCGGACCGGCGGCGGCGATTCGGGCGGCGTGCTCGTCACCGCCAACGCCAAGTGGGATCTGACGCGGCTGTCGGAGGACCCGTCGCAGGCGCTGTCGGTGTCGATCAAGGACTCGCTCGCCCGCGACGTTTGCATGACCTTCGGCGTGCCGACGCAACTGGTCGGCATTCCGGGGACCGACACCTACAACAACCTCGCGCTCGCCCGCGTCGGCCTGCTCACCGACACGGTGCTGCCCGGCTACATCAACCTCTATGTGTCGGCGCTAAATCATGCGCTGATGCAGGGCGAGCTAGGCGCCGCCCGGATCGTCCCCAATGTCGCGGCGATCCCGTCGATGGCCGCGTCCCGCCTGCAACTGGTCGACACCGCCAGCAAGGCGACGATGCTGTCCGTCAACGAGCAGCGCGGGCTGCTCGGCTACCCGCCCTATGACGACGACGAGATGGCCGACGTCCCGGTGCTGCTGGAGCAGATGCGGCGCCTGCGCCTCCAGGTCGAGCTGGCGGGCGGCGGCGCGGCGATCCCGCTCGACGACGAGCCCACCTAGATGCTGGTCGACGTCGAATCGGACCGCGAATTTCAGGCCTATTGCGACCGGGTCGAGCGGCGGCTCTATGCCGACATGGTGCCGGTGCTCGTCGCCGGCGTCCGGCTCCAGGTCGCCCGCACCGGCGTCCGCGCCCAGGACTACGTCGAGGCGCGCGGCGCCCCGATCCTGCTGCGCTACTACCGGCGCATCTATCGCGATCAATTCCGCGCGGTCGGCGCGGCGCTGGCCGAGGAAAAGGCCGAGACGCTCACCGGGTTCATGGCCGAGCAGCTGCGCTGGCTCGCCCGGACCGCCGGGGCGCAAATCCGGCGGATCGCGGAATCGCTGCGCCGGGACGTCGCCGACCTTGTGATGGCGCGGGTCCGGGCGGGGAAATCCAACGACGTCATCGCCCGCGAAATCGCCCGCATGGCGCCCGAGATCGCGCGGCCGCGCGCCGCCGCCATCGCCCGCACAGAGACCCACAACAGCGCCGTCGCCGCGGTCGACGCGACGCTGCAATACAAGCGGATCACCGTCCGCACCAAGACCTGGTGGAGCGCACAGGATCGCCGCGTCCGGCCGAGCCATCAGGAGGCGCATGGCCAGACCGTGGCCCATGATCAGGCGTTTACGGTCGGCGGCGCCGCCATGATGCGCCCGGGCGACTCCAGCATGGGCGCCGGCCCGGAGGAGATCATCAACTGCCGCTGCGCCGTGCTGTTCAATACGGCATAGATTGTCGCAGGGGTAAGTCATTGACGGACCGGGGGCGGGGGCCCGGCCGCGGTCCGATCCGCGCGCAAGATGTCCGCTGTTCATCGGGTCAAGCGATTCCGGAAATTATTTTCGGGCTTTGATCCGCAAAGCAAAACGAGCAAGAAACCCCGATAAAACGGGCACTTCTCGCAAAGTCGCTGAGGCGCATTTGCTATAATAGCTGCACGTTCGGTCGGGGGGCGTTCCCCCGCCGGGCGGGCTATTTGACATTGTGGAGAAACGAAGATGACGACGACGCAAAACGGCGGCGCGCACGAGTGCGCCGACTGCACTCACTTCCTCGCGCTGACGGCAAGTTGGCCGGGCGGGTGGGCGCGGTCAACGACAGCGGAAAAGGCGCTCGCGGCCCTCCGGGCCGACTGGGGGCCGACCGTCCGGACGCACGGATACATGCTCTACCGCGTGCATCCCGAGACGGAGATGGATGAGCTTGCCTCATTCGTCTTCCCGCGCGGCCATGCCCCGACGCTGGTCGAGGACAAATCCAAGCGCGGCCGCCGCTGAAAAAAAGCCGCCGGGGGGATCGGCCCCGGCGGCCCACCAACCAACAGAAAGGAAGTGACGAACGATGCCCAATCCTATCACGATCACGCTCCGCGCGGAAGACGCGGAGCCC